ATGACTCCACAACAAGCGAACGCTGAGTATTACGAATGGAAAGATAAAATGTAATGTTATGACAGACAATAGAAAAACAGTAGACAAATTAAAAGCAAGATTAACGGAAATAGAGAGTCAAAAGGGGTTTGATAAAACGAGTCCTTTTTACCTGGCATTGAAAGAGAAAGTGAGTAAATTAGATAAATTAATAGAAAAATAATTGTAAATGGAGACTGTAAAGATAGATTTGACAGGAACATCATATGTTCTTGTAGGGAGTAAAGGAGCATGGGGTTCTATGCAAAATGTAGGAGCAACGGATGTAGCTTTCGTATTAGGAACTAGCCTTCCGGCTGATTCAACTATTGGGTTTATATTAAAACCTTTAGATGGAGCATCACCATCAACTTTTGGTAATGAGAATGTTTACGCAAAAGGGAAAAAGGGGTCTGGACAGATAGTTATACTTAAGTAAGATGAGGAATTTGCGACAAATACGTAAAGTTAGAATGATAGGCTCTGTGTCTGGTGAAGACCCGAACTACGGAAACCTGTATCTTGTTGCTAACGCATTGTCAGTTTTAGATGTTGACTCAACTGTAGGTTTAAGTGCAGTATCAGGAAGTCCTATTATAACATCAGTACCAAGTACAGGCACAAGTGACTTTGCAGTAAATATAGAGTCGGGTAATGTAAACTCATTATTTTGGGTTAATCCAGCACCAACTGTTGGGGTAATGTATAAGCATTCGTTTTGGGCAAAAGCTGGTCAATTAGGTGGCTCAACAAAGTTTGCACTTAAGATAGCTGAAGGATGGGAAGTTGAGCAGAATATTAGTCTTGACTCAACAGATTGGACTTACTACGAATACTACAATACTAGGATTGTTGGTAATGGAGATGTAAACTTCTACGCAACTAGAGCAGGAACTGGTCAATTGGGTGATTCCCTACAGGTGGAAGAATATAGGTGTAAAGCCGTTTAATAAATAAAAAAATGTCAATAATGATTAAGTGTGCAGTATTAAATAAGGAGTTTGAAACGAAAGAAGAGATGTTTGCTGAATTAAAAGCAAATAAAGATACAATCTTAGCGTTAAAGACATCAGTAATAAAGAATAGCGATAGTGTGGCAATACCACCATCGGTATTAAAAAACAAAACAAATGATGGAACAGAAAAAGGAAGAAGAATCAACTTCAAGGGAGAAAGTGGTTATTTTTATCCTGTTATTAACACCACCAATATTATGGATTCCCACAAGGATGTTCATTTTGATGGTTTATGGGATAAAAGCAAGAGTGAGCAAATTGGTAAGACGTATTACATCATCAATCACCAATTGGAAATCGGAAAAATTATCGCTTTTCCGGCAGATGTTGAAATATTGACCAAAGAGTTTACGTTTAAGGACTTGGGAAGCAAACTTGAAGGAAGCACTCAAGCGTTGATATACAAGGTAAAACTCCAAGAATTCGCAAACAAAGATGCAGTATACGCAATTGAGAATAAATTACCTGTTGAGAATTCTATAAGAATGCAGTACGTTAAGGTCCAGATGGGTGTAAACTCTGAGGATGAGGCTTATAAGGAAGAAAAAGCCTACTATGATAAGCACATAGGGAAAATTGCTAATAAAGAAGAAGTTGCTATTGATGGATATTTTTTTGGTGTCCATGAAGCAAAAATATATAAAGAAGGGAGTATGGTTCTTGAAGGATCAAATAGTGTCACTCCAATTCTTTATGCTAGTGAGCCGGATAAATCCACTCATGACGAAGTTATCGACACGAACCAGAAGGAAGTTGCAACTAAGCAGGCATCGGAATTTCTGAATGAGTTTTTAAATAATGTTAAATTATAATTCGTAAAAAAATGACAGAATTAGAATTGGCTCAAAAAAGAGCAAATGATTTGAACACAAAGCTTGATGAATTCAAGTCTTTGGTTGAAGCTAAAGCCTCAAAAGAGGATATTAGCGAAGCAATCTCTGGTGCTTTCGAAGGAAAGACTATTAAAGAGGTTATGGACTCTATTGTAGAGGTTAAAGAATTAGCTGACGAGATCGGCTTGCAAGTTGGCGAACTTAAAAACGTAAGAAAAGAGAATGAGTCTAACGACTTAGGTGCAATCATCAAGGAGAACTATGAAGCATCTGTTTCTGCCGTTAAATCTAACCGTAGAGATATGCATGAGTTCACCGTATCTGAAAAAGCATTAGCTACTGTATCTGCGGTAACTTCTACTCGTTCATACAGAGATAATGAGTTAGTGCCATTGGATGCACGAAGAATGGTGATGCAAGACCTTTGGAGACACGTTTCTATCGGTAAAGATTCAGCTGGAACAATCGTTTATATCGATTGGGATACTGCGACTACTGCCCGCGCTGCTGCTGCAGTTGCAGAAGGTCTTCAGTTCCCAGAGTCTACTGTTGCTTGGGAAGAAAAATCAATCCTTATGAAGAAGATTGGTGATTCTATTCCTGTAACTGAAGAATTCGTTGTGGATCAGTCTAGATTTGCTGGAGAAATCCAAGCTTTCTTAGGACAGAACGTTCAGTTAGAATTAGATAACCAATTACTTTTAGGTGATGGTACTGGTGCTAACATTTTAGGTTTGGACGCAAAAGCACCTGTATTTACTCCGGTAAACAGAGGATTTACTGCTCCAACTCTTTATGACTTAGTTCCTATTCTTAGAGAAACTATCGTAAAAGGTAAAGGTAACAAATTCGCACCTAACTTCTTGATGATGAACATTACGGAAATCAACAAGTACAAGTTAGAGAAAGATGCCAACAACAACTACATTATGCCACCTTTCGTAAGTGCTAGTGGAGATGTTATTGACGGAATCTTGGTTATCGAAAATAACAATGTCGCTGACAATACTCTTTACATTGGAGATTCAAGACATGGTAGAATTTACGATGCTGCTGAAGGTTACACTCTTTCTGTAGGGTATGTTGATGACCAATTTACTGGTGACATCAAGACTCTTAAAGCTAGAAAAAGAACTTGTTTATTAATTAAAGATAGCGAAGCACCTGGATACTTGAAAGTTGCAGATATCGCTGCTGCCATTGCTGCACTTGCAGTTTAATAGATGAAGGTAAAGGTATTAAAACCTGCTAATAGTTCATATGTGAAGGAAGGTCAGATTCTTGACCTTCCTGACCATATTGCCAAGGCAGGAATCAAGAAAGGTCTTTTTGCTGATGCAAAGCCAAAGGCAAAGGCCAAACCAAGAAAAGCTAAAAAGTAAGACATGATAATCGACAAAACATACTTTCAAGGGAATCTCAATATTCCAAATGTGCAAGAAGACTTCGTTCCTTTAGGGGATCGTGGTGGAAATCAAAGCAATTTGGACGAGTACATCCTTAAGTATGAGAAGTTGGTTATGCAAAATGCTTTAGGTTATGAAGCTTGGAAATCTTTCATCGCAAGTTTCGACACAAATACAGGTGATTTATTGCCTGGTGCCGACCAAAGATGGAAAGATTTAGTTGATGGAAAGGAATACACCAATAAAGCTGGTGTCCTTGTAAAGTGGGAAGGGTTGAGATATACTCTCGGTACTTTTAAATATAGCTTAATTGCTGATTATGTTTTCTCTATATTTCTAAACGATACGTCTAGAACATTTGCTGGAAACGGCATGGTGAAAGAGAAAGCCAACACTGCAGAAACATTCTCGTCTATTCCTAGAATAGCAGAGGCCTATAATGGTTTCGTTACTAAATACCAAGGTGATGCACTCGGAGAATATCCAGTTGTACGGAACAAAGGTAATTTATTAAGTATCGATTACTCGAACAGAATGTTTACTAACATGGAAGTGTCAATGTATCAGTTTTTAGCAGAGAATGATAGTGATTACGAAGATGTTGTTTTTAGATTTTATTCATTAACAAATAGCTTTGGAATATGATAGTAGTAGAAGATAGGTTAAGGGAACTGATTAGTACTATGCCGGCGATATCGGTAGACAATCAGGATTTCCTACCTTATTTTGATTTTGGCAGTAAACCTGACCTGGATATTTTCTTAAAGCAAGAGCAAAAGAAATACCCGTTGATTTGGTTAGAGACTGGCTTTGCAGAGACTCATAACACTTATGAAGACTCTGTAGATTGCTCGGTATCAATTAAAATCGCAACATATGGTTTCGATTCAACGTTATTAAATCATGTAAGACTTAATTCTACTTTTAAATTAGTTCTTTTTCCTATGTTGGAAAACTTTAGGAAAGCTTTGGAGAGATCAAACATTGTTTTAATCCAGAACACCGAATTTGATATAGAAAAGTTCTATAACTACGGTCGTGACGAAGAGCAAGAACAAAGTGAAATTTGGGATGCTATCAGATTTGATGTAGATTTAAAATTCAATAGCGATTGCTTAAAACCATTCAATTATGGCTAAAAAGAAAAAAAAGTACTGTAAGGCAATTAAGCCTTTCACATATAAAGGAAAGTTTTACGAAGTGGGTTCTGGAATGTACCTTACCGTCAAGCAAATGGAAATATTAATCGATAAAAATTTAATTAAATGAGTTTAGGAGATATTTTAGGAAAAGCGTCAAAATGCAGTGATGCAGGTTTGGCAAGTGTTGGTTCTTATGGATGTCCTTTCAAATTTGGATTACCTGACGGTATTATCCTTGTAAGAAAAGGGTACAAAGTTCCAGCTGCGGATGACTTCAATAAGGAGTATTTACTTGACTTGATTCAAACGGGTATAGCAATTCCATTGCTTAACTCTTTCAGTTTCGAGCCAATAAATGAAGATGACGTTTTAGAAACGTCTGTTACTGGTGTTAATGACCTGGCCAGAAAAGGATTGACATCTTTGATGTTCACCTTCAAAAAAGGTATTGAGTACGAAAAAGCTTTAGAGAAGTTAACTTCTTTCGGAGCATTTGACGTATGGGTTGTAGACAAGCAAGGTAATTTCTTGGGTGTTGATAAAGGTGGAGATTTTGCTGGTTGGTCAGCTGGATTGGTTCTTGCTAAGTCTAAGACTTGGAATACAGGTTCTGAATCAGAAGGAAAAGCTATCGAGGTTCAACTTACTCAACCAGGTGAGAGAAAAG